AAACATGTCCGAGTGGGAACAAGAAAACGCTGACTTCCTGAAGAAAATCGGGCAAGTAAGCACACCAGCACCAAAGCCAGTAACTACTAAGAAAGACGAGGAATAATCTCATGGCTGTATTTCTAAATAACAAAGTCGGTGTGAAGATTAACTCTGTTGATCTTTCAGACCATGTCACAAGTATTACTTTGAATCGCACATTTGACGAATTGGAAGTCACAGCGATGGGTGACACAGCACACAAGTTCGTTAAGGGCTTGGAAGCATCATCTGTAACAATCGACTTCCTAAATGACACAGCAGCAGCAAATGTATTGGCAACACTACAGGCAGCGTGGGGAACCACAGTCACATGTGTATTCCTACAGGAAAAGGGAACAGCAGTTTCTGCTACTAACCCTCTTTACACAGTGTCACTTCTAGTGAACAACACAACAGACATCAATGGTGCTGTTGGCGATATGTCCACACAGTCGATCACATTTACTGCTAACTCAACAGTTGCAGTCGCCACAACAGGCACATTCTAAACAAACTATAAAGGGGCAAACTCATGGCAAAACTAAAGATCGTTCGTATAGATGGAAGCGTATTGGAAGGCGAGATCACTCCAGCAGTGGAGTACTCATTCGAGCAATACGCTAAAAAGGGCTTCCATAAGGCGTTTCGCGATGAAGAAAAGCAGAGCGATGTCTATTGGTTAGCATGGGAAGTAACACGCAGAGCAGGTGAATCTGTTAAGCCTTTCGGGATTGAGTTTATCGAGACACTTAAGAGTGTTGAGGTATTAGACTCAGACCCTTTAGCTTAAAGCGCGATCTTCCGTTCACCTATCTAATTGCTAGGCTAAGCATTAGATTGGGAATCGCGCCACAGCAGTTATTAAATCTAGATAAAACCATGCTCGATGCATTAGTGCAAGGGCTCAAGGATGAAGCGAAAGAGGTGAGCGATGCCAGCAAGCGTAAAGGGCGCCGTTGAACTTCGCAAAGCTCTCCGGACTTTCGCACCTGATCTAGCAAAAGAAACTCAGAAAGAAATCAAGGTAGCAATTACACCTATTTCTAAAGCTGCTAAAGGTTATGTCCCAGATCGTGGAGAAGTGTTAAGTGGATGGCTACCTCGACAAATGTCTGAGGGAACATTCCCTACCTTCAATCCTTCTGAGGTTAAATCTAAAATTGGTTTTAAGACAAGTCCATCAAAGCCTAACTCCAGAGGATTTAGATCGCTCGCTCAAGTATTTAACAAAAGCCGAGCTGGATCTATTTACGAGCGCATGGGTAAGAAAAGCCCAGACAGTCGATTCGTTCTCAATCAAGATGGCAAGTTTCGTGCGCCTCTTAAGGGTAAGGATCGCATGCAAGGTCGCTTGCTTTATCGTGCTTATGATGAGAATAATGGCAAGGCTAGACAAGGTGTTCTTAAAGCTATTGCAACAGCAGGAACTAAACTTAATCAAAGAGCAACAGTGAGAGGCTAATCATGGCTAATGTAATTATTGACATTGCTGCCGAGTTCACTGGCAAGAAAGGCTTTAAGCAAGCCGAAACAGCAACAGACAAGATGACCAAGAATGTCAAGAAATTGGCAGGGGCATTGGGTCTGGCTTTTGGTGGACAGCAAATTCTTGCGTATGGTAAGGCTGCCGTTAAAGCAGCAGCAGAAGATGAGAAGGCGCAGAAGCAATTAGCCCTAGCTCTTAAGAATGTTGGACTCGGTCGAGATGCCGCATCTTCTGAGGAGTACATCCAGAGATTACAAAGTGAGTTCGGCATCCTTGATGACAAGCTGCGCCCTGCGTATCAGACATTAGCGGTAGCAACACAAAACACTAACGAAGCACAAAGACTTCTCAATCTTTCCCTAGACATAAGTGCTGCAACTGGCAAAGATTTAGCATCGGTTACAGGAGCGTTAAGTCGTGCATACCTGGGTAATAATGCTGCCCTATCTCGTTTAGGTGTAGGTATATCGAAGGCAGATCTCAAGGCTGGTAAGTTCGAAGATATTATTGGACAACTTGAAACCACATTCGCAGGTGCTGCAACACAATCTGCTAATACCTTTCAAGGTTCAATCGATAAGTTAGCAGTTGCATCTGCTAATGCTTCCGAGATTATCGGTACAGGTTTAATCGATGCTCTTAAAAATCTGGGTGATCAAGATTCAGTGGATAACCTAGCAACGGCTATGCAAAATACAGCTATTTACATTGCAGATGTTATTCGCGGTATTGGCGTACTAGCTAGTCAATTAAACAAAATTCCGGGGTTCAAGAATGCAGGGATTGAAGATTATGTTCAACTTATTCCGATTCTTGGTTCATACCTTAGCCTTCTTGCTGAGGCTGGTCAGGTTCCAGCTGGCAGCGGTGTACAGGCACAAGGTTTAACAGATCTAGCCAGATTACAGGCTGAGTATGTTATTAAAACTTTAGCGGCTAAAAAGAAGCTCACAGCAACGGAAATAGCAGCATTAAAGGCAGCAAGATTAAAACTGGCTATCGACAAGGCTAACCTTGCCCTCAACAAAGGCAACGAAGTCTTTGACATGGAGAAGATCCAGAATGCAGCAGCTCTACAGAATCAAGCAGAGCTGTTAGCCAGATCCACAACAGACACTCAAAGATTACAGATTGCCAATGACACAGCTCGCCTAAACATCAAGAAGTCGATGTCAGATCTAGAAGATGCTATCGCTGCTAAAGATGAAGCAGCCATCACTGCTGCAACCAAGAGACTTAATGAAGATGTCAAAATCTTTAACGCACTGTCTGGTCAGAATGTAAAACTTCAAGATATTAAATCTATCCTTGAAGGTCTTAAGCCAGCTGATCTAATCAATCTAGGCAACCTAGATGCAGCCCTTGCTAAGATCCGAGAGATGCTTGACTTGCTTTCTAAAGCCAATACCGAAAGTAAAGCCAAGATACCAACAAGCGGATCACTAGGTTCGGGCATTCCAGCAGGAGACTTTATTGCGCCTATCTCAACAGCAGGCGGATCTATTGAGGCTATTCTTGAATATGCAGATGCAGCCTCAGCTCGTGCCAATGCTTTTGCAGATTTATTAGATATGCAGAATGCTCAAGATTTACGCGACCTCATTGCTTATCAGAGTTCAGTCGGTGACTTCGGTGGATATAGTCCTTACATGAACCGAGGCGGTTCAGGCGGTGGCACAGGCGGTACAAACATCACAGTCAATACTGGAGTCGGTGATCCAGAGGCTATCGCTAGAGCTGTAGAAGATGTGATCCGTCAGTCATATCAGCGAGGCACTAGCTCTACAGGACTTCTAACTCTATGACATGGCTTCCAGAGTGGCGCATAACAGTCGGTACGACTGTCTATACCAATGTAACTGGGGTAAGTCTTACTACAGGTCGCATTGATATCGATCGCCAATGTCAAGCAGGTTATGCCCGCATGGACATCATCAACTCGACTAATGCTCTCTTTGACATTGATGTTACAGATTCCCTGACTTTAGAGCTTAAGGACAGCGGTGGCACATATGTGCCTGTATTCGGTGGCACAGTGTCAGACTTCTCAACCTCAGTCAGAAGTCCAGAAGAAATCGGATATGTAACTCTCGGGTCAATCCTTGCAGTCGGTGCTCTGGCTAAACTGCCTAAGGCGATCTACACAGATTCTGTGGCACACAATCTAGATGGCGAACAGATCGCTATTATCTTAGAGGAACTGCTAGTCAATGAATGGATTGAAGTAGCACCTGCCCTTCAATGGGTCAATTACGATCCGACTACTACATGGGCTAATGCTGAGAATGTGGGATTGGGTGAGATCGATACTGGTCTTTATCAGATGGACAATCTTTCAGCTGCTGATCGCAACACACAGACCTTAGTCCAGCAGATAGCAGATAGCGCACTTGGAACGCTCTACGAGGACAAGCAGGGTCGCATCTCATATGCCGATGCGGATCATAGAAGTAACTACTTAGCAGCTAACGGCTCAACCCAGTTAGATGGCAACTACGCATCCCCTGCCAGCGTTAAGTCAATTCTACAGATTGGCAAGATCCGTAACAGCGAGATTGTGCGTTATGGCAATGACTATGGCTCAACATACTCAGCCACAGACGATGCTTCTATCACTACCTATGGTCGCTACCAAAGAACATTCGATTCTAATATCCGCTTTCTGACAGATATCGAGGACATCATTGAGCGCGATCTAGCCCTACGCTCAACGCCTAGAACACAGCTTGATCAGATTACTTTCAGACTTGACAATCCTCTTATGCCAGATGCCCTCAGAGATGACCTAATTAACTTATTCTTTGGTGAGCCAGTAGTTATTACTAACTTGCCATTTAACATGTTCGAGGGCTACTTCTCAGGCTTTGTAGAGGGTATCTCTATGAGAGCCACACCAACTTTTGTTGATGCGACTATTTATGTCTCACCTACAGACTTCTCACTCATAGCCCCGACATGGGCAACAGTAATTCCAACTAACACCATCTGGAGTGGCGTAAATGGTACACTACAATGGACTAAAGCGATCGGAGCTCTAACCTAATGGCAACAACAACCCCTAATTTTGGTTGGGCAGTACCAACCAGTACTGACCTAGTCAAAGATGGCGCAGTAGCCATTGAGACACTAGGCGACTCTATCGATGCTTCTCTGGTCGATCTAAAGGGTGGCACTACAGGTCAGGTACTTGCTAAGGCATCTAACACAGACATGGACTTCTCATGGGTTGCTCAGGATGATTCAAACGCAATTCAGAACGCGATTGTGGATGCTAAAGGCGATTTAATTGCAGCAACAGCTGCTGATACTCCTGCTCGTTTAGCCGTAGGCACAAATGGTCAAGTTTTGACTGCTGATTCAACTGCTGCGACTGGTCTAGCTTGGACAACACCTGCTGCTGGCGGTGGAAAAGTTTTGCAGGTTGTTTCAGCAACCTCAACTACACAAACGCAGGTAACTGGCACAACTTTTGGAGATGCTAATCTTTCTTTGTCAATTACACCAACTTCGGCAACATCTAAAATCTTAGTAATGGTTAATCAAACTTTGCGAGCAAACAATACTTCAGCGGTAGGCACAGGCGCAGCTGTAAGAGTTTTACGCGGTTCAACTTCAATTTACAATCCAAACCCAGGCGGTTATGAAATCCATTACTGGGAAAGTCTGGGAAGCACAGTTAGTCGAGAAGCTTACGACATCAAGTCTTTAGTGTATCTAGATAGTCCAGCAACTACTTCAGCAACAACATACAAAACACAAATTCGCGGCACAAGTGCCACAGATACAGCTTCAGCACAAATGGCAAATGCTGTCTCAGTTATTACATTATTAGAAATAGGTGCATGATGAATAGCATTTCGATATCAGATGCAATTTTGTTTTTAGTTCCAAATTCTGAATTCAGAATTGTTGAAAATGATTTATCTACTTTGGAGTTCTTTAGCCCAGTCGGTCAAAAGCACCCAACTGAGGCAGAAGTAACTGCTGCCATTGAGACATTAAAAACTGCCAATGCACAGAAGGTTGCTGAGAAAGCCGCTGACAAGGCTGCGCTTCTTGAAAAGTTAGGCATTACAGAAGATGAAGCGAAGCTTTTACTTGGATGAAGGTAAAACTTTCTAAAGCTGCAATCCAACTAAGAGAGCAGTTTGATGACTCGTTCCCAGATCGTGACCGCACATCGGATGGTTGGATCGGTGATACCCGACACGCTGCTCGCAAGTCAGATCATAATCCAGATGAGCAGGGCTGGGTTCGTGCCATTGATGTGGACAAAGATCTCCACAAAAGTGGCAAGCCCGACATCATGGGAGATCTTGCTGATCAGCTTCGCACCTTGTCCAAGTCAAAAGCAGACAAGCGTATTAGTTACATCATTTACGATGGACGAATCTGTTCCCACATCCTTAACTGGAAGTGGCGCAATTACACAGGGGCTAACAAACACACTAAGCACATGCATGTTAGCTTTAAGAAAGAAGCTGACAATGATGGGGCTTTTTTTCAAGTACCTATGTTAGGAGCATCTAATGAATGAACTAAAGACAGCAGCAGGATCTTGGGCTAGAGCCTTCTTAGTAGCAGTTATCTCTATGGCAGCTGCCGGGGTAACAGATCCAAAGGCGTTGATTGCAGCTGGTATTGCTTCAATCCTTCCACCTGTACTGCGATTCTTATCGCCTAACGATCCAGCACTCGGCATCAAGAAGTGACACAGTCCGACTTCTTCACGCTTTACCTTGCCACCATTGCAGCACTCGGTGGCTTGTCTGGCTATGTGATCACACACCTGTTGTCTGAGATCAAAAGACTCAACACGCGAGTCGATGAGATCTATAACATCTTGCTTGACAGGTAGCATTGTGCTATGGCAAGAAAAGCAACAAAGGCGTTAGAGGAACAAGGTTACTCAAAGCTCGATGCTTACTGCATTGGACTTTATGAGTACTTCTGTTCATTAAAGCGAGCAGGTTTCGCAGAGGACATTGCCATGTTCATGATCACAGAACCGCAAGCCTATCCTCACTGGATTCTGCCTGATCCCATTGACCCTGAGAAGTTCGGGG